TGGACTGGAACTCCCATATCCCCAGTATCTACTATCATCTGGTCGGTTGGTGTTGAAAAACCATCATTAACGGGAGCATTAACCGCTGGGTCGGTAGGTTGAATAGGTTGGTCGGTAGGTGTTGTAAAACCATCAGCGGGGACAGGGGCGACGACGGGTTGAATTGTATTTTGGAGTGTTCCATCTGCGATTGCTTCGGCAAGGAAATCATCGGTGAGGTTGTTAGAACCCCCAGATATACGGAATGGAAATGGCGGTCTTGATGTTCTCGGCATTATACTATTACTGGATATTTTTTTAAATGGCGGGAGATTGCTTTTACCTTTTATCTTCTGTTTTAATTTAATCTGTTTTTTCAGGTCATCGGGGTCAATCTCGCTGGGCGTGAGTGGTGTGTCTTTGGAAACCTTTTTTGTGGGTCTATATACAGGGTAATCCCGTTTTCCAATATCCTCCCAATCTTCTCTAAACCATCGGGTCAGTCCGTCTTTCTGTTTCTTACCTTTGTATTTCCCACCCCGTTCTTTGTATTCTTTTACAATCCAACCACTCTTATAAGCAGAGGGTTTAGAGTATTTTTTGTCTGCTTCTTGCTTGACCTTGTTATATAATGCTTTATTCGTAGGTTCGCTCATCTTATTATAACTATATATTATAAGATGATAATTGATATGTTAATATGGTTTCTTAAATATTGGACGGCAGAGGGTCTTTGGTATTATTTTAAAATAACTATTTAATCGTGCTTGATGTAATGCTTTGATGCCGTATCTACACTTGTTCCCATTTCCTTTGCGTCCTCTTTTAATTCTTTTGCTTGTTCTCCATATTTACTGGTTAAATAAATATTTCGCAAGAGAGATGAACCCACCTTTTTACCGAATATTTTATTTAATGCTCTCGTCATTTCAGTAGAGGAGGTCATCTCCTTACCGTCGTAGGTCATTAGAAAATGAACGGGTTGTCCTTTCTTTATTTCTTTGGCGTTGGGATGGAACTTTAAATATACCTTGATGAGTTTTTGGAGTTCATCGGGAATATCTAATACTTGCTGTTTATAAGTCTTTTGGGTCTTGAAATTATTGAATACCCATTTCATTCCTTTCGTATCTAAATAATTATATTCTTTTTCGTCAGGGACACCTTTTACAATCAACATATCTGTATAATCTTTGTTCCTACGGGGTGATTGTAGGCAATATAGTCCAAGAATAACAGCATCCAAGAGTTCCTTGTATTCTCCCTCACTCAATTTACGCTTACCTTGTATCTTGGGGACAATCTCCATCAGGTTCTCGCACTTGGTCGCAACCTCGTCTTGGGACATCCAGTTCTCCTCTTGTTTCTCTGTCTTGGTGTTGTTGGTTTTTAAATCTTTATTTACCTCAATTAACATCTCGTAATACTTGTTATACAGTTTCTTATATTTCGCTTCTGGACGGTCTTTCAAGGAGGATACAATCGCAATTATATAAGTTCTTTTAGTGTTGGGTTTTAGATTTTCCAATTTTCCCATTATTTCAGGTTTTCCTAAAAAGTTTAGATTTTTAATCTCTTTTCCATTATTCAATTTTGTAAGATTGAATGTATATAGTTTCCGTGATGACGCTGAAATATCAGGTTTAAACTCAAAGGGGTCAAAGTGTTTTACGCTCATTATAGATTATATATAGATTATTATTCTCGGCAAAAACCCCTAAATATATCTTCTTTTGGATTAGAGTGTTGAATGTAGATTACATCAAAATTATCGTTGTAATGGATTATTACTTTCTCGCCTTCATCATTTAGTCCTATAATGTTTATAAACTTACAATCTTCTTTATCGCACATTTTTATATATAATATATTAAGATTATTTTATCTACCTATAATATAAATGAGTGGTTCTTATTATCAGTTAAATCAAAAATACAACCAATTATTAGCACTAATCGCCGCAGGTGGCGGTGGTGGTGGTGGTTCTGTATCTAACCCGATGACGAGTGATTTAAACGGTGGAGGATACGATATTGTTAATGTAGATGCGGTGAATGCTATTAGTTTTGCTGGAACAACGATGACCGCTAATAGAGTGTCCGCCGCCGACCTCTTGACGGCAACTAATTTTAACGAAACAGACGCTCCCTATTATAATAATTTAGGAGCAATTACAAATACAGGGACAGGAAAGTATCAAATAGCACAAGTCCCAGTCGCCGCCGATGCTGAATGTTCTACTCTTTGCGTCCTTCGGGCATTAGATAGTGGATTGAAACACCAAGTCTTTTTTAGTATAATGGCGTATGAGGATAAAGCAACTATCGTCGTGTTAAATAATGTTGCCGAAAGTGATACACCAGTATTCGGGCAGATTACTTACGGTGAGGATATTGCTGGTGGCGGGGTGAATACGCTGTCCTTTACTTGTTTCACTCCAAGTGCTACTTGCGAGTTCGCTGTATTCCAAAATCAAGGACAAAATGGAGGTGCTGGTTCTTACGGTTCTACTTTCCAATTCGCCTCTGGTGCTGTTCCAGCAGACCATCTTTTAGTGTATCAAAATGCCGAACTCACCCTTAATACCGTCCAGACAACAGGAAATATGAGAGTAGAGGGCGGGTTATATGCTCTTGATACAGATACAAAATCCTTACAGGCAAACGAAATAGCAACCCTTACATTCCCCGATATTGCTTTTCTTAATAATGTTGATTTTCAAACCACCAATTCAGTCAAGAATGCTTTTGCCGTTCAAACCGATAGTCTTGGTGCTACAACGGTGGGTGGTGCGATTAATACCACGAGTGATGTTAATTTTAATAATAATACGCTCTTTAATGCTCTTGATGATTTCGTTTATTTCGGCGACAATATTGACCTACAAGGTGCGTCTTTATATAATGTAAATACTCTGGTGGGTGCTGGTGGTGGAGCAAGTGATATTAATGTAAATTGTCCTTTCCTACAACTTGGAGGTAATAATATTGAGGGTGTTAATTCTATTGCGGTAGATACTATCTTTGAGAGTTCTGCGGGTAATGGTGTTATACTCGGTAATGAGATTAAGATGGGAAATAATAAAATATCATCTCTCGGTGTCCCTACTGCGAATGCTGACGCTGCGACGAAATTATATGTAGATACTGTTGCTGGTAGTTCAGGCGTTCAAAACCCGATGGTTGCTACGCTTGATGGTGGAGGACAGAATATTAATAATGTTAATTCTTTTGCCGCCAATACAATTGCTAATGACCCCGCTGGAAACCTTCTTTCTAACGGTTTTTTCGCTCACGGTGGAGTGTCCGCTACTACTTTCGGTGTAGGAGGAACAGAGATTACCTTTGCTCCATCTGCCTCTTTAAAAATTAAGAACTTTGGACTTTCCAACACTTATTTTGATTACGACCAAGCAACCCAGACTTTAACAACTGAAAATGGAGCAAGACAAGAACTCGCTGGTGGTGCTTTAATGGAGGTAAAAGCAGGTGCGAGTATTTCTGTTGCTACGGGTGGTATTATTGATGCCTCTGTTGGTGGTGCTATTTTATTAAATCAAACTGCCGCCCCTCCCACTTCTGGTTTAGGTGAATTAAACATCCTTGATATTCAGGGTGCGGGTCGTGATGGTGTATTACAGGCAAATACTCTTATCGGTGGAGGTGTTATTCCAAGTGCTTTTGGTTGCTCTACTACGGTAAATAAAAGACTTGATGCGACCGTTTTACCTTTTACCTTTGGTGGGACGGGTTGGGATAGTTCCAACGATGGTGATTTAATCCGTTTCAACGATAGTGATAGTTTAATTTTCAAAGAGGGATTACCCGCTGGTATAAATAACCACGACAACAACCCTATTGTCTTTGAGGGTTGGATTGTAGGAATTGGTGCGAATAATGGTTCTAATCTTGGCGGTTGGATATGCTCTGGTGGAGCGTCTATTGAGGTGATTTCCTCCTCTGCTGGTGCTTTCCCCATTCCAGTTATTTTAGGTCAAGCAGGACAAGCATTTAATAGTGAAAATAGAATAATTCCCCAAGCAGGTTGGATTAGAGCAGATAATCCCCAATTGGGAGGTCAGCAACTCGCTTTAAGACTGAATATTCCAGCGGGAGATACGATTGATATTCAAGATGTCGCTAATGCTGGGGTCAATCTTAATTGTGTAATTTTACAACAAATCCCTATTGTTTAATTTAGTGTAGGGATGTAGGGTGTAGGGTGCTTGAAACATTTATATTTAAGATGGTTGGGTTGGTGATATAAATATAATCTAATTAAAATAGACCCTACACTATACACCCTACACTAATTAATAATCTCGGTTTTTTCATTATAAAATAATGTATGTATATATTATAATGAGTTCAGCAAATAGTTTAGGCGAAGCAGATTACCCAATTCCTATCGGTGTAATGACCTTTTGGTGTGGCGATACGAATGGAATAGTTCAACCTCCTACTGGATGGTTAATATGTGATGGAAGCGAACAATTAGTCGCAGATTATCCACTACTTTACAATATTCTTGGAGATGAGTTCGGGACACCAAGCGACGCAGACCATTTCCTATTACCCTCTACAATCGGCGGAACAGCAACCCAAAGCGACGGTAAATTACCCCTTTATAAAGGAACAAATACAGGGACGGTAGATGCTGGTGCTGCTGGAACAGCAAATCTTTCTTTTACATTAGCAGAGGCAAATATGCCCTCTCTACCAACTTACGATGGAACAACAGGAATACAGGCAACAAATACCGTATGGACGAGTTCCGTTAATTCTGCCCGTAATGTGGCGGATAATGATACATCAGGCGGTTCATCAAATACATCCACCACTACCCGCCAATATGTTCCCTATAACACCCCAGTAGCAGGTATTAAAGGCATCACCCCTACGCAGACCAACCCCAATATGCTTACCAGACAAACAGGAGCAACAGCATATACAGGAACAATCAACCTTGATGGAGAAGTTCCAAAGAGATATGAAATGCCTATAATCATTAAGGCAGGATACGCTTTTTAATCTGGAACATTTAGCACTATTTTTATATGTATATATATTATAAGATGTCGCAATTAAACCCGTTTAAAAATGCCGCAAGTCCCGACCAGATTTACTTTGATATTACGGTAAGCAACTTACAAAGCACTACGACTGAACCTCCCGTATTTTACTTTAACGAGCAAAGAAGCAGTCCTTTCGTAATGAACCCAGAAGACTATTACCTTTCTATCTTACGCTTTACGGTTGAAACTGGAACACTCCCAGTATTTATCCCAAGTATCCAACCCGACCAAGCGGACAGAGATTTAACAATTTATTCTTGTAGTCTTGAATGGACTGACCCAGCAACCTCAACAGTCTATTCATCAGGCGAAACCTTTTTAAGATATTACCCGCAAGACAAGTCTGCTGTTCTACCACCCGCACCAAACGCAACAACAAACGGAATACAGAACAATCTAACAGGTTATTATAATATATATAACTATTCAGTCCTACCTTTACTGGTAAATGCCGCCCTACAAGTAGCATACGCCGCCCTAAACACCGCTGTTGTCGCCGCAGGTCTTACTCTACCAAGTGATTTCGCACCAGTAATGACTTGGGACAGTAGTAGCGATAGTGCCGTCCTCTATTTTGATGTAGCAGGTTATAGCACTTATTTCCCAGCATCTACCTATCCAGTTCCACCAGCAGGATACAGTCCAATCCAGTTGTATTTTAATGCTCCTCTTTACGGACTTTTCCCATCCTTTCCTACGGAATATTTAGGGTATAAAACCTCTCTCAACGGAAAGAACTTCCGCTTTGACCCCGTTAATTTTGGCGGTATTGATAATGGAACAATTACTCCTTTCCCAGTTCCTACTGCTCCAATTCCTTCAACTTGGACTTCGGTTCAGGTTTATCAGGAATATAGCACGATTGCTAATTTCTCTCCCATCGTAGGTTTAGTATTTACATCCAATACCCTACCCATTCAACCAAATCAAGTATCAACACCCGTAGTTTATAATAACGCCCAAGAGTTAGTTTTAGGAGGTAATAATAGTGATTTCGCTAATGTGATTACAGATTTAGTGAGTGATACAGGACAATATAAACCCAATCTTGTTTATAATCCTACAAGTGAATATCGCCTCATTACTCTTTACGGCAATAGACCATTAAGCAATATTGATATTCAAGTATTTTGGAGAGATAAGTTCGGCAAATTAAATCCTTTTAGATTGGCGAGTGGCGAGGCAATTACAATTAAAGTAGCATTCTTGAAAAAGGGGAAATACAATAGAAAAGCGGATACGAACGATAGAGTTTAGATTTAGGAGAAACCAATTTATTACAATTTTATAATATTTATTTTCGTAGTATATATTATAAAGATGAGCGACTTTAAAACTGTTTTAGTTAGAGATAGTGTGATTGGCGACATTACCAGCGACCTTGATTTCGCCGTCAAGTCTGGTGCTTCCCAAACCACTTTTCAAAGATTTCCAGCGACCTCCGCATCCAATTCCTCCCTAATCTACTCAATTCAAGTCCCAAGTGAAAATGTAGTTATAGGTAGAGATTTACTTATCACTTCTGGTATAAGTTTTACCCTTACTGCCGCAAATGTCCCATCAGGAACATTAGCATTTAACTATGGTTCAACCGACGCTCTCCAAGCATTCCCTCTTGCTTCCCTAATGACGACCGCAACCGCCCAAATTAACAATACCGCCGTATCTGTTAATCTTCAAGATATTCTCCCTTCTCTTTTGAGAATGAATAACTCCCGTGAGTTATACCGTTTCAACTCCACCACTCCCAGTCTTCCCGACCAAGCATACGCCCGATATGCTGATGGTGTAGGAACAAATAACAATCCTCTTGCTGGATATGCTAATGCTTCTTACGATATAGACCAAGTGCCTCGTGGTTCTCATCCCATCTCTCTTAATGTAGTCCATACCCTCGCCGCTGGTGGAACTGATGATAGTTTAGTATCTACTGATGCTGGTGATACTTGGGTGATTGAGGTTTCCACCATCGTTGCTGAACCTCTTTTCCTTTCTCCCTTCATCTTCGGCGACCCAGAATATAATTTACAGGGTCTTTTAGGCATTAATAATATGACTTTCACTTTCAATATTGATGCTACTTGTAAGAGATTATTTAGCAGTTCTACTGGTTTCATCACCTCTATTGCTCTTGGAACTGCCGCCAACCCCAACGGTTTCACCTCTACAACTCAAATCGCAGGTGTAATGAACCAACCTTCTAACCCCGCTATGTTGTTAAAGTTCCTTTCAACTCAACCCAGCGACCTAATTGAAACCAAGAATGTTGTGCCTTATATGGACTTCCCCCGCTACTTGACCTCATCTGCTAATACCACCGCAGTTGCTCCCCAAGCGTCCGTTGCCCTTACCAGTTCCAATCTTCAAATCAATCAAATCCCCGACCTTTTCGTCATCTCTGTAAGAAAACCTATGAGTGCTATGACTATTGCTGATGCTAATGCCTTCTTTACTATTAATAATGTAAGCATCAATCTTAATAACCAGTCTGGTCTTCTTTCATCTGCTTCTGCTTACGACCTTTGGCGTATGTCTGTTAAGAATGGTTCAACCCAATCTTGGCGTGAGTTTAGCGGTGTTGCTGATGTTGCTGTTGGTGGTGTCGGGACTGGTGCTGTTGTAAATACAACTGGTTCTCTTCTTATTATCAACCCCGCTTACGATTTATCACTTCCCGATTATATTACTTGCGGTTCTCTTGGTAATTACAACTTCCAATTCCAAATGGGAGCAACCAATACCATCTCTGCCTCTGGTGGTGCTAATATCACCCCCGAAATCTGTTGTATCGCAGTCAATAGCGGTATTCTAACAACTCAACAGGGCGTAAGTGCTATTTATACTGGTATTATTACAAAGGAGATGTGCTTATCTGCTAAATCCAAGCAACAGGCATCCGCTATGAAATCTGCTGAAATCTCCCGTATGGTTGGTGGAAATATGCTTAATATGCCCCTTCACGGCATCGTCAAACGATTTTGTGAGAAAAGAGGAGGCGTTGTTTCTGGCGGAGTTCCAAGCGGCGGTGCTACTTCTGGTGGTGCTTCTCGTCTTGCCGATATGTGCCGTTAATTAAATGAATGTAGTGTAGGGATGTAGGGTGTAGGGTCTTGTAAATCTTTTATTTAGAAAGGTTCGTCCAGAGATGGATTGAAATAACTAATGAAAATAGACCCTACACTATACACCCTACACTCTTTCAAAAATCAGGATATATAGGAAAATAAAAATAGAATATTTAGATAGACATATTAATTATTTAATATGTGTATGAATTAAAATCTCCTCTATTTATATAAAGATGCCCCAAGCAAATATCACTTACGATACGAGGTATAACAACGCTCTTGTTAAAGAGTTGAGAGAAATGGAGGATAAGAACTTTAACTACAACAAGCATCAGTATCACCCAAGTCCTATGGGATTTAGGAATGCCGATAGTTTCCACGAACCCGAGAAAGTCGCCAGAGTTCCTATGGTTGGAGGTGTTGCTCCCAGTAAATACATTCTTAACGGTAATTCCCCAGCATACCCTCCTCTAAATATGAACGCTGGTATGGCGGTTTCATCAGGAGGTAATCGCTACGCTGGTGTAGATGGTGCGGTTGAGGGAGGTAAGTTCAAGTTTAGCGATTTCACCAAAGGTGCGAAAGATGTTCTTGATATGGGAAAATCTGCCGCCCAAACTGCGGCGGTTATTGCTCCCTTAATGGCGGCATCGTCGGGCGGTGCTACATCTGGCGGTAAAAAGTTCAATCTTGGAAAAGCACTCAAAGGTGTAAGCAAAGGTGCTAAATCTGCTCTTGATGTCGCCAAGACTGGTAAGGAGGCATACGACCTTTACAAAACAGTATTCCCTACTGCCGAAGGAGGTTCTCAATACGATATTCGCCGTGTAAAAGCATTCCGTAATAAAATGGTCGGTGGAGATTTCTTTAAGGACGCTCTTGATGTAGTAAAACAAGTTGCTCCTATTGCTGTCCCTCTAATGATGGCGGCAGGTCGTCCTTGTCCCAAAGTTGGTGATAAGATTGAGATGATTGAGAAAGCGATGAAAAAGTTTCGTGGCGGTTCTTTCTGGAAAGACTTTGGAAAAGGTTTTAAGAAAGGATTTACTGGGACGATGGATGTAGCAAAAGATATTGCCCCTATTGCTATTCCACTAATGATGGCGGCAGGTAGAGCAGAATACGGTAAGGGTTTCAATATGGGTAAGTTCCTTGAAAGAGCAGGACGCAGACTACCCGCCAAGAAAGGACGCAAAGGTGGTGCTGTCGTCGGTGCTTATTTAGGAGATGACGGACAAGTTCATCACGGAGCAGCAGTCAAGGGTGGCGTTAATCTTAAAGATGCTATTGCTACTACAAAAGCGATGGGTAAAACTGCCGTAAAAGAAGTCGCCAAAAGAGGTAAAGCGGCAGCAAAGGAACTACTCAAAGACACTCTTGATGCCGCCAAGAAATCCGCCAAAAAACAAGTCGGTAAAAATGTAAAAGATGCTGTAAAAGCAGTTGGAGGAGGTCGTGCTAAAAGAGCAGAAATCGTTAAGAAAGTAATGAAGGATAAAGGTATGAAAATGATTGAAGCAAGTAAATATGTTAAACAACACGGTCTTTATTAAATACATTTAGACATTATATAATCTTTGTTTATTATATAATGCCTCAATTTTTAGAACCGAACGCAGATGAGTTGAACTCTTATCGTCGTGTTAATAAGAAGATAATGAGCGACTTAAAACGCCAATACAGAGGAACAGAAAGCACACTTGGAGTGGAGGGCGACATTCAAGACAAATATAATTTCGTGTATGAGAAGATGGTTGATATATTAGGTTCGTTAAGCGAAATAACTAATCAACTTAAACTCGGTCATTCCGCACCACAAGGTTCGGGTAGTAAAGCAATTGACCGTTTCATCGGTGGAACAAGTGCCGTATTAACCGCCACCAAAGTCCTACTCAATTATATAGAACAAGAAGTCCCATCTCTTTCCATCTTTCCAGTAGAACAACAGCAAACCATTTCTGGTATGAACGACCAGATTGTAAGCGAGGTCTTGGAAATAGACCAACTTTCCACCCAATTTTTAGCACCAGCAGTATTACAGCGTTTCCGCTCTGTTATATCCTCTATTCAAGGAGATTTAATGGTTTTACAGCAAAGATTAGAGGGAACACAGGGAGATATGGGTGTAGGTAGTCTGGGACAAACCTTTACTGCCCCCTCTGTTCGTCAAGCAGAAGAAGACGCAAAAAGAGTGTTGAGAGAGGCAACAAAAGCATCTCAACCAAAAGCACCCGCATCCGCCCGTAAAGGCAGACCATCCAACCGTGAGGTTGTAAAAAGTGTAATAGATGGTATGTTAGACCAAGTTGAGGGTTCAGGTTATATGGGTGTCGGTCGCAATATGAAAGACGGACACGGTGAGGGATATAGAACCCAATTAGTCGCAGGTATGATGCCTACTCGTTTCCTTTAATTTAGGGATAAATGATTATTTAATGTTGATATAATATATAATGGTATTATTTCAAGACAAAGAAGACCAACCAGCAATCCAGATGGATATAACCGAGAAAAAAGGAGGAGCAAGTGCTTACCAGAAAGGGAAAGCAGCAGAAATGAGAACATATGTTAATGAAAATGTAAAGGGAAAAATGAACGAATGTCTTTTCAAGGATTTATCTTATATTATCCATTCGGGAGATAGAAACCCCCAGAAAGCAGGTAATAATCGCTTTGCCGACCCAGAAAATAAATACGACCCAGAGGCAGACAAGATACTCCATTTTGCGAACCAGAATATTAGACAAGTAGTTAAATTGAGAAAAAAAGGAACTGTATTTTCAGCAGACCCTAACTGTCCCAGAGATGAGTTTAGCGGACGAGGAGAATACGAACCTTACGAAACTGCCGAATATATGGAACAATTGAGCGGAGGAAAAATGAATACAAAATTAATGAGAGAGTTTCTTGACGCATCTTACGCAGACAAAGGCAAAGCACCGCAGAATATAGACGGATATGTAAGGGATAATTCTTTATCTGGTGAGCGTGTTTCCGTATATTATAATGCTACAACAGGCAAAGCAGTAGTAGTCCATCGTGGGAGTAAAGATATGGCGGACTGGGGAAATAATCTAAAAATGGCGTTGGGTTGGAAAATGTCCTCCACCAAGAGATTTAAACACGCAAAAGATATACAGAAAAAAGCGGAAGCAAAATACGGCAAGAAAAATGTAATTACATTAGGTCATTCTCTCGGCGGTAAAATAGCGAGTGATGTAGGTGGAGATAGTGATGAAATTATTACCTTAAATAAAGCAACTGGAATTGGATGGGATGCTTACAAAAAGGAACACGGTTCTAAATCCAACGAAACGAATGTAAGGACTACTCTTGACCCCGTTTCAGCAAAGGGAACTCTGGACGCAGACTTTACTATCCCATCTAAATCCCTCAATCCTATAAAAGAACACGGGACGGGAGTGTTAGACAGAGTGGATAAAGAGGTTGGAAAAGGCAGAAGTTTCACCCGAAAAGATTATATGAAATTAAATAAAAAACAATTAAAAGAAATCATTAAATCCTTACCGAAATTGAGAGATGGATTTAGATTAACTGGTGCTGGAAAACCGATGCTGGTTGATTATTTAGAATGTCGTTGTTGTGGAAAATAATATTTAGGTAATATATAATGAGCGGAAATAACTGGACGAACTTTGTGAGAGAAAAGGCGGGAGAAATGGGTGTATCCTATATGGTCGCAATTAAAGACCCATCTGTAAGTGCTGAATACAAGGACTTAAAAAAGAATGTGAAACAGACGAGAATGGTGGATAATTACGCCCAGTTGAAAGATGATGCCCTTGAAATGGCGGAACTAATCAATCCAACCTTACCTAAACGCAAGGCGGGACGACCAGCGAAATATGCTAATGATGAGGAACGCAAAGAAGCAAAGAAAGCGAAAACACTTGCCTCCAACAAGAAAAAACGAGAAGAGAAACGAGAGTTGATTATTTAGGAATAATTAGATTATTTTTTTCTCATTATAGATTATAATGGAAGATTTAGGGAAAACTACTACGATTTCTTGGGAAAGTGATTTCAAAGGCGAGGAACTTGCCGTTAGTGAATGGTATTCCAAAAACGGTTGGGACTTTGTGGGTTGTGTAGTGGATATACAACTCAAAAACAAGGACGGTTTCTTTTTCGTCAAGTATATTGGGACTGTTGAGGGTAATGAGATGGACGATATTGAGGAAATGTGTAAAGTGGGCGACAGAAACCTCTATCATTTCGGGGTGGAAAAGTTTAGCGGAAGACGAATGCTATTCCGTGCTTGTAATATCTACGCTATTCGTCCTCATCATTCAGCAAAATTAGAGCAAGAAAAAACCCATCAATCCATCTTTGGTATTGATGTTGAGGATGCTGTAATTACCAAAGATATTGTTAAGGAATTAGACGACGAAATGAAAGCAGATATGGAGGAGGTAAATGTGTCTGTCTGTGCTTGACTATTAGGGTGTTTTCCTACCAAAAAGAAGAGAGAAAATAAGTGGTATAAGGTGAAAATGTAGGGTTAATACTACTTATATAAAACTATTTAAAAAGGAATTATTATATAAGTATATACTATAATGGATAAGGAAAACGAACCCCCGATTACCGCCGCCGAAAAGATGTATCAGTCGCATCTTAAAAATGTCGCAAAATACCAGAAGAAAAATGGTGAAAAAATGAAACAAAAACAGACAAGATATTTAGCAAAAATGAAAGAAGAACCAGAGAGATATAACGAGTTCTTAAAGAAACGCAGAACCTATTACAAAGAGGTTTTGAAACCCAGAAAAGAAATGAATATTGAGAGGGCGAGAGAGGAACGACCCTCCACCCTTGTTATTTAGGAGTTTTGGAAAAATACTCATTTTAATAAAAAATTGAAGTTTATTTAGGAAAACTTATATAAGCAACAAAGAAATCAACTAAAATTGATTTAATATTTAAGCAATCTTGAATATTAAATTAAAGATTTAATCATCTCAAAAAGCACTCATATTTAATTATTCACTAATTAAATATAAAATTGATTTAGAAAATTGATTTAATTATATAAGTAATATTCACTTAAAAGATTATCTCTATATAAGTATATACGATGACCCACTTTCTAAACAACGACGGAAAACTCAACCTTGATTTAATCAAGACTGCTGATTACTCTGCCTTTCACGGCAAGTTTCACGAGCAGATTGACCCGCATTTAGCGACACTCATTCTTAACGACAACTCTACTCACAAAGTTCCTGACTTGGAGTATGTTAAAGACGGTGATGACTGGATTACCCAGCAGAAAAAAGATGCGAATGGTGAATTAATGTATATTAAAGTAAAAAATGGTGATGGAGGTGATAGTCCAGCAGACTTGGAAATCCCCCGTTTCACTCCTGAAAGCAAAACACTACTAAAAAAAAGAATTAGACTATTAAAAAATCAAAATGACCTTGAAATCTTGTATCACCAGAAAAAAGAACTTGGACGCTTTTACTCCAACGACCATCATTCCCTTACTGAACTTGCCCGAAACATTCGTAATACCATTTACCATTATCAAGGTTGGGTTGATTACGATTTTGTAGCATCTCATCCATCCGTCCTCGCACAGTTGGGTAAGAAAGTAAGAATTAAAACTCCATACTTGGATGAATGGGTAAAAGACAAAAAACCGATTATTAAACTTTTGAGCGACCATCATTCCGTAGAGGGCGAACCTCCACTTGAAAAACTCCACATCAAAAAACTAATTAATGCCTCACTTTACGGTGGTGGATTGAGAGGTTGGGCGACTGGTGGCGAAAGTGTTGATGACGAGGGTGGTATTGTTAATGGTAATCCCGCCAAAAACGAGTTGCCGATGAAAGTGAAAAATGTTCCAGAATACAAGGACGGGCATACTTGGTGGAAAGGGTTGAAACAAGAGATTAAAAGACTGAATGATAAACTCTGTAAAGCGAACCCTGAATTGCTGGAAATGGTTGCTCCTGAAAGTCTTGGATTACCTACTTGGAAAAGACAGAGTAAAACGATGTCCTGTATTCTCGGCATCTTTGAAAATGAATGCTTACACTCTGCCTACAAGTATGGAGTTGCTAATGACCTCATCAAAGCAAGACATCTTGCTCTTGCCTTTGACGGTTTCACTACTCCTGCTCCACCACCTTACACCGACCACGCATTCCACATCAACGGTGTAAATGATTACATCTACACCCAGACTGGTTTTGAGATTAAGATGGAGGTAAAGGAGTTTGAGGAATGGACTATCCAAAGAGATTTGATTGATGCTCGTAGAAACTTGGTAATTGCTGATGCTGTTAATGCTCCTGTTGAGGGAATTGTTGCTAATGGTGAGGTCGCTTTCGCAGAGGACGAGGAGGACAACTACGGACAAGAATACCTTGCTTGGAAACAAAGGCACGAGGAAAAGCACACCAAAATCGTTGATACGAACAATTACTTTAAAAAGTTGTTTGAGGTTGATGAACTCGGTAATGAAAACTTTATTGGATACAAGGTTTTCAATCGTGCTGATTTAATCGGTGCTTACGAACACGAATGGTATTACAAAATCAATCCTGAAAATGGTAGGAAAAAAAAGCAAAAGTTCATCTTGGAATGGATTGAGGACAGCGGTATTCAACGCAAGGATAGGACGGATATTATCCCTCCACCGAAATACTGCCCTCCTAATGTCTTAAATCTTTGGAAACCCAGCGAGTATTTCGGCAGAGAACTTGTAGAGGGTGATGAGGATTACAAGAAAGATGCTGTTGATACTTGGTTAAACCACATCAAAGTCATTTGCGACCACGACGAAAATGCTGAAAAGTATGTCCTCAATTGGTTCGCTCACTTAATCCAAAAACCAGCACAGAAACCCGAAACTTGTATCGTCATTACTGGTAGGCAAGGTGCGGGTAAGACGATAATGCTTGACCCCATTAAGAAAATAATGGGTGGTGGATACTTTGAGAGTAGCAATCCTGAACGAGATGTTTGGGGCAACTTTAACCCGATGATGGCGAGTTCTCTACTGGTAGTATTGAGTGAGGTTGATAAGCGTAATGCTTTCGGTGCTGATGGTAAAATCAAGGCACTAAAAACCGACAAGGAAATTACCATTAGAAACCTACACCAAGCACCTTACACAATCAACAGTCATCACAGATTTATCATACCTACTAATCACCCTGACCCAGTATTCTTGGAGGAGGGACAGCGTAGAGATATGATTATCCGTTGTTCTGGTGAAATGATTGGAAATCGTGAGTATTTCCAGACATTCGGCGACCTCTGGGAAAAAGGAGATTACGAAAAGAACCTCCGTTCCTTGTATGGTTGGTTGTTGAACCACGACATTTCCGCTTGGGTCTTTCGGGACATTCCAAAGACAGACTACCAAAAAGATTTGGAGGGTTTCAGCAGACCATTCTTGGATATATTCTTTGAGTGGTGGGTTGCCCGAAAGCATCTGGAAAAGGTTGTTGTTGATGGTGATGGAAACATCGGCAGATTTGGTAGTGAAATGTATGTTGATTTCCGTTCTTGGAGAGATGAGAATGGAGGCAAGTATGAACTCAACGGTTCTGGCGACTTGATGAAAAAGTTATACACCGCACTCAATCTGCCGAAAGGAGCATTAAGCAAAGGTTCAAGAACCAGCAAAGGACAACGCACTAATTTCAATATGGAAATATTGAAAAAGCATTACCAGATTGGTTGCCTCATTAACATCAACACCTCTGTTGAGGGTAGTGATGAATATGAGAGTGAGGACGATGTTGAGATTGGAGTTCAACCTACTCAAAATGCCGAACTTGATGCCGAATTGGAAAATGATGACTTGGAGAATGTAGTAGTCCCTGAACCGAATGAAACTACCCACCAAAGAGTAGTAGGCGGAGATGGTAAAACCCGCTGGTTCAAAAAGCGAGGTAAGTAATGACTGATGTAAGTAGTATCAATCTGTATATTTAGTAGTGTAGGGTCATTTTACCATACACTACTACCCTACACTAAAATCCAAAAAAAAATGAAAAAGATTTATTATATTTCCTTACCTATTACCCTGTAAAACCTGTAAATACTGTATTTTTTATTTCCTTTTTCTTATAAAAGTGTAGGGTGTGTAGGGTGTGTAGGGTATATCCTATTTTCCCAGAGATTTCCACCTCCCTAATTCTCTATATATCTAATAAATACAGACCCTACACCCTTCATCCCTACACTCACCCTACACTCCCAATATCCCTTATATAAGTATATACAATCGCTATATTTATATAATTAGTCATCCTCGTCATCTGGGTCATTTAATACATACGCATCCTTGTCGGCAACCACGCTCATCGGGAAACCCTTGTTAATACATACCCATCTACTCGGTAATTTTTTAATTCTTTTAATCTGCTCCCTATCCAATCCAAAGTAATTATCCAAAAGATATTTAATACTACGCCCTCCAAGACCACTTGGAAAGATGACGACAGACTTACACTCATTCAAAATACGCTTGGTTGCGTGTCCGTCCGTAGCAAGATGACTGGTATAAATAACCTCGCAATTAAAATGTCTGCCTGTTTCCAGTAAGGAATTAAGAACCTCTTGAACTCTCATACGCAGATGCTTATTCGTAAGACAATCCGTATCATCAAAAATGACGCAACTATCCTTGAAATCTTTGGCGGTCAAGTCCTCTGTAAGCAACTTATCCATATTAATTCTTTTCAATCCTTTTATTTTATCAATAGAACTATCATCTCCAATTGACGACAATAAATAAACCTCTCGCTTGGGATATAATTTCTTGTATTCATCTACATACATCTTGGTATAATAAGATTTACCTGAACCACTCGCTCCTGTAATGTAGGTAATACTCCTTTCCATTTTCTTATCTGGTGCTGGTTGGAAATGTAATTTGGGTTTGTCTTTCAATTTAACATCACGAAAAGCACCGCCCCTTACCTCATTAGGTTTGTCTGTTAGAAATAGTTTCTCCCATTTCTTACGGTCTTTGATGTCGTCGTCTTTTAAATACGCAAGAAATCTGCCTTTCTCTTCAAAGTTCATATTATATATATACAGTATAATATAAATCAAAGCATTTGTTCCAAAAAACCTTTGGAATGTTTATTAATCACATCGGTAAAATATCCTATCAACTCGTTTATTCTGGGTAGAGCATTTTTCTCGGTCATATCGTCAATATCGCTAAACACAGACGAATTAACGGGTATTTGGTAGATATTACTTATTTGTTCTTTTATATATTGGAGGTTTTCTTCCACATCTTTAAAATCAACTTTCCTAAAATCCTGCTCCAAGATTTCCACGAGGATTTTGAGTTCATTTCTAATCTTATTCAAGTATCCAACCTGACTGTTAAAAAACTCCACCAGTTTCTCTAATGCTTTCTCATTCCC